GCTTCAATCGCGCAGCGCCGGTGACTGGCCCGTCCTTTGTCGATGCGACGGAAGGTGGCCGGAAGATCCGCCGCGGCGCGCGGCTCTGGACGATCGCGGTTTCCACCTTCAAGGCCGAGACCTATCGCTTTCTGCGGCTTTCAAAGCCCACCGACGAGGACGCGGCGGATGGAGCGCAGGGCCCGGCCGGACTTGTACACTTGCCCCACGGCGTCGACGCCGAATGGGTGAAGCAGCTCGTCGCCGAGCATCTCGTGACCGTCACCACCAAGCGCGGCTTCCAGAAGCTCGAATGGCAGAAGGTGCGCGAACGAAACGAGGCGCTGGACTGCCGGGTCTATGCCCGCGCCGCCGTCTGGATCGCCGGAGCCGATCGCTGGTCCGAGGACAGGTGGCGCGATCTCGAAGATCAGGTCGGCCCCCAGCCTGCGGACAGTGACGACACGCATTCGAACATCGAAGCCGGGCGTCTCGCCCGCCCAACCCCGCCATCAACCAAGCGGCAGAGCGACTGGCTCGGCCCACGCGGCAGATGGTTCTGAGGATATGTCATGGCCTGGACGACCGACGAACTCGATGCGCTGAAGCGCGCCTATGCCAGCGGCACGCTTAGGGTCAGCTTTGACGGCAAGACGGTCGAATATGGATCGGCGGACGACCTTCTGAAGCGGATCCGAACCATCGAGACCGAGATCACGGCATCCTCCGGCGTGCCGCGCCCCATCGCGGGCTATGCCGGGTTCGGACGAGGCGAGCGGTGAGCCAGTTCACCTTCCTCGACCGGATGGTGGCGTGGGCTGCGCCCGAGGCAGGCGTGAGGCGGGCGCTCGCGCGGCGCAGTTTCGAGGCGCTGAGCGCCAAGACCCATGGCCATGCCCGTGGGTATGACGGCGCGGCCAAGGGACGGCGCACCGACGGATGGAAGGCGGCAGGAACATCGGCTGATGCCGAGATTGCCGCCGCCAGCGGATTGCTGCGGGACCGCATGCGCGATCTCACCCGCAACAATCCGCACGCGGCGAAGGCTGTTTCCGTACTGGTCAACAACATCATCGGCAGCGGCATCATTCCGCGCGCTGCGACGGGTGACGCCAGGCTCGATGAGACGGTGGACCGGCTCTGGGCCGGGTGGACCGCCGCCTGCGACGCCGACGGACAGCTCGACATCTTCGGGCTGCAGACCTTGGCCGTGCGGGAGATGATCGAGGCTGGCGAGGTGCTGATCCGCCGCCGCCCGCGACGTCTGAGCGATGGACTCTCCGTTCCGCTCCAGGTCCAGATCATCGAAGCCGATCTGCTGGACAACACCCGCAACGGCGATCTCGCCGATGGCGGGCGGCTGCTGCAGGGCATCGAGTTCGATCCCTTGGGCCGACGGCGTGCCTATTGGCTCCATGCCCAGCATCCCGGCGATGCGGTCGTCACCATGCGCCGCCGTCTGGAGAGCCTCGCTATCCCGGCGAGCGAGGTCCTGCATCTTTACGAGAAGCAGCGCACGCAGGTGCGCGGCGTCCCATGGGGCACGCCGGTGATGCGCAGCTTACGCGATCTCGATGACTGGACGCAGGCCGAGCTCGTCCGCAAGAAGACGGAAGCCTGCGTCGTCGGCATCGTGCTTGGCGCCGACGAAGCCGATCAGGGGATTGCCCCGTCGGTGGTCGACGCCGACGGCAACCGCGTCGAGCAGTTCGAGCCTGGGCTGATCGCCTATGCGCGCGGCGGCAAGGACATCCGCTTCAATCAACCCGCCACGACGGCGGGCGTCGGCGAGTGGCTCCGCGCGCAGCTTCACATCGTGGCGGCGGGGTTCCGCATGCCCTACGAGCTGCTGACCGGCGACCTCAGTCAGGTCAACTATTCATCGATCCGGGCGGGGCTCGTGGAGTTTCGTCGCCTGATCGACGCCGTCCAATGGCAGATCGTGATCCCGGTTCTCTGCCATCCCATGTGGGTCTGGTTCTGCCAGGCCGCATGGGCTGCCGGGAAACTGCCGCGCCCTGACATCGCGGTCGAATGGTCTCCGCCGCGCTTCGAAGCCGTGGACCCGCTGAAGGACGCGATGGCCGATCTTCTGGCGTTGCGCTCGGGCACCATGTCGCTGGCACAGGCCATCGCCCGCCAGGGTCACAACCCCGATGCCGTGCTCGCCGAGATCGCCGCGATGAACGCCAAAATCGACGCCCTCGGGCTCATTCTCGACAGCGATCCGCGGCGCGTGACGAAGACCGGCGTGATGCAGGCTGACGCCACCGGCCAACCCTACAATCCTGACAACTGAGCTTTTGCCCTATGACCCGAAACATCGACCTGCCACCGCTGACGCGGGCGGCGGACCTGTTGCCTGCGTCGATCGATGCGGCCGAGCGCACCATCGAGGTGGTCTGGTCCACTGGCGCGCGCGTGCGCCGCAATCCGTTCTTCGGCGACCCCTTCGACGAGGAACTGGCGATGGATCCGCGCGCCGTCCGTCTCGATCGCCTGAATGCGGGCGCGCCGCTCCTGAAGGTGCACGATGCCTCCGTGCTCGACAGCATCATCGGCTCGGTCGTGCCGGGCAGCGCCCGCATCGAGAACGGACGCGGCATTGCCCGTGTCCGCTTCTCCGACCGGGCTGAAGTCGAGCCGCTCTGGAAGGACGTCGAGGCCGGGCACATCCGCGCGGTCTCGATCGGCTACCAGGTCCATCGCTTCGAGGTGACGAAACAGGCAGGCGCGCCCGAGTTGTGGCGCGCGGTCGATTGGACGCCCTTCGAGATTTCCGCAGTGCCCATTGGTGCTGATCCGGCAGCGGGCTTCCGCGCCGAGAAATCCTCCGAAAGTTCTTTGCCCCTTCACCCCTGCGTCGTCCACCGCGCCGACGCTCCATCCAAGGAGAAAGCAGCCATGGACGACGCTGTGACCGACAATGCCGAAACGCAGACGCGCCAGGCCGCGCCTGAACCGCAGGATCGCGTGCCGACCACGCCCGTGATCGATGCGGAGGCGATTGCCGCCCGCGCGCGCGATTCCGAACGTGAGCGTGTCGGAACCATCTACGATCTTGCCGGTCGCCTGCACCTCGAGCGCAGCTTCGCCGACGACCTCGTCAAGCGCGGCGTCACGCTCGATGCGGCGCGCAGCGAGATCCTCGACAAGGTCGCCAACGATGCCGAGAAGACGCGGGTTTCGCCTCAGGTCAGCATTCCGCTCGGCGGCCGCGATGAACGCGTCACCCGTCGTGACGCCGTGTCGAACGCTCTTCTGCACCGATATTCGCCGACCCTCTTCCCGCTGAGCGAACCGGCGCGGGAATATCGCGGTATGACGCTCGTGGAGCATGCCCGCGAGTTCCTCTCAAGCTCGGGCGTCAATGTCCGGGGCATGTCGCGCGACGAGATCGCCACCCGAGCTCTCCATTCCACCTCGGACTTCCCCGAGGTCCTCGCCGCCGTGACGGGCAAGACGCTGCGGCAGGCCTACGATGCCTATCCGCGCACCTACGTGCCCTTCTGCCGACAGGTTCTCGCGACCGACTTCAAGGCGATGCACCGTGTTCAGCTCGGCGAAGCGCCGCAGCTCGTGAAGGTCAACGAGGGCGGCGAGTTCAAGCGCGGCACTCTTGCCGAAGGTCGCGAGAGCTACCGTGTCGAGACCTACGGGCGCGTCGTCGCGGTCACCCGGCAGGTCCTCATCAACGACGATCTCGACGCCTTCACCCGCATCCCGGCGATGTACGGCACGGCGATCGCCACGCTGGAGAGCGATGTGGTCTGGGGCATCATTCTGGCCAACGCCGCCATGAGCGACTCCATCGCGCTGTTCCACCAGAACCACGGCAATCTGGCGAACCCGGCCACCGCGCTCAGCGTCACCGCGATCGGTGCGGCGCGCGCGGCCATGGCCCGGCAGACCGGGCTCGACAAGAAGACGATCCTCAATGTCCGGCCCGCCTACCTCATCGTGCCGGCATCGCTCGAACTCGCGGCCGAGCAGCTGGTGGCGCAGAACCTCGTGCCCGCCCAGACCGGCAACGTGGTCCCGTCCTCGATCCGAACCCTGACGCCGATCTCCGAGCCTCGTCTCGATGCCGCGAGCCTCACCGCCTGGTATCTGGCGGCGAATCCCGCCCAGATCGACACCATCGAGTACGCCTATCTCGAAGGCCAGCAAGGCGCCACCATCGAGACGCGCAACGGCTTCGACGTCGACGGCGTCGAGATCAAGTGCCGCCTCGACTTCGGTGCGAAGGCGATCGACTGGCG